TGAAATACCTACATATATACCAAAAAAACAATATAGACAATATATAAAATTAAAAATTAAACAATATGATAATTAAAGTAAAAGGTAATATAGCAGAAATATCTGGAAATTACAATATTACTTCTTTAAATAAGGCTTTAACATTTAAATCACCTAATTATTGGTTTTCACCTGCCTATAAGTCAGGTGTATGGGATGGGAGGGTTAAATTTTTAAAAAATAATAAATTTCCTGTTGGCTTTTTACAAAGAGCAACTAAAATATTAGGTAAAGATGTAAAAATAGAATATATCGGTAATTATCCTAAAGTTAATCTTAATAATTTAACAGAATATTTAGATAGAGCAAATTTAAGGGATTATCAAATTGATGCAATAAAATGTGGTATTAAAAATAGATTAGGTATAATAAATCTTGCAGCAAATGCTGGTAAATCTAGATGTATAGCAGGTATAATATCAGCATTTCCACAATCACAATTTCTTGTATTAGCTCATAGAATAGATATATTAACAGAACTTCAGGAAACATTTGATGAATTTTTAACAATGCAAAATTATGAGTTATCAACATTTCAAAGTGCTAAAAAATATGATTTAACACAATTTAATGGGGTTTTAGTTGATGAGGTACAAACAGTTGCAGCAAATACATTTTATAAAATAGTCAGTAGTTGTGTTAATGCTAATATAAGGTTAGGTTTTAGTGCAACACCAAAACGTAGCGATGGTAAAGATTATTATATAGAAGCAGCTGTCGGTAAACCTATTATTAAATTAGAACAATCAAAATTAATAGAAAAGGGTATATCTGTTAAACCAAAGATTTATTTAATACCTTATAAAGTAGATTTTATTGATAATAAATCATATAGTAGAGCAGAGGATATGTTAATAAATGATAAAGGAAGAAATAGAATAATTGCTAATTTATGTAAAAATAGAAATGAAGTTATGATATTATTTAGAAGAATAGATCATGGAAAAATATTACATAATTTAATACCTAATTCTGTTTATATAGATGGTAATGATACGAAATCTAAAAGAGATAAAATTAAAAAAGACTTTAAAGAAAATAAAATTAAAGTATTGCTATCATCTAATATATTTGATACTGGTGTTAATTTAAATAATATTAAAACATTAATATTAGCATGGGCTGGTAAAAGTCCTTTTGGATTAACACAAAAAATAGGTAGAGCATTAAGAAATTGTAAAGGTAAGGATTCAGTTGATATATTTTGTTTTGCAGAACTGGGGAATAGGTATTTTGAACAGCATACTAAAATAAGAGTAGATGAACTTACTAAAGAAGGATATGATATTGAAATATATGATAAAGGATTTAAATATATAGATATTGATGGGACAAGGGGTTGATATGCCAGATATAACTATGTGTAGTGGTAAGAATTGTCCTATTAGAGAAGATTGCTATAGATATACAGCAAAGGAAAGCTATTATCAGTCCTATTTTATGACACCACCCTATGATATGACAATAGGAAGTTGTGAATATAAATGTGAATATAAAAATGCTTAAGACATTAGATCTTTTAATATTATATGAAGAGATGGTAAGAAAATACCATATACCACAATATAAAATTAGTAGACAGAGTAAAAATTTTATTAATTTTAAAAAAACATTTAAGAAATTAAGAACAATTTTAATTAATCTTGATATTCCACCATATGAATATATGATTTCACAATTTGAAGAAAGGGGTAACAGACCTTATCCAAATCAATTAATATCTAAACAAGCAATAAATAGATTTAAAAACTATTCTAATTCTATTGATGTAAAAGGTATACATGAAATACAAGAAAGTTATTTAAAAAGTTTTATTGAAAACGGTTATACAGTTGAAGAAGCTTTAGGGATAGATATATTTTATTATTATTTTAGATGTATGAAATTAAAAAATCACCCTAAAGAATGGAACACTAAAGTTTTACAAGAAATAAAAAGAACACCTAAACTTAAAAATATAGTAAAGAGGGGGATACATTGAACACACAATTTGAAAAATTACTATTATCTGCTCTATTAAAAGATAAACAATTTTTAAATGAATCAATATCTTATATTGATGATGATATATTTCAAAATCAATATTATAGGTATTTCTTTTTTATAATTGAAACATATCACAAAAAATGTAAAGATATTATCCCTTATGATACTTTTATTTTTTTATTACATAAAACAGTAAATAGTCAAGGCTTTCATAAAGAAGAATCATCTATTATAACAGAACATGTAACTGGAATATTCAATACTAAATATGATATTAATTTTATAAAAGAAGAATTAAGTAGCCATATTAAAACACGAAAATTTAAAAAGAGATTATCACAGGCAATAAAAGATTTTGATATTAATAAGGTGGAAAATATCCTTTCTGATTTAAAAAATATAAATAAATATAGTCCAGATAATAATAAACCAGTTGAATATGTATCTTCTTTAAATAATAGAAAATTACGACCTTTACCTATACCAACAAAAATAAATAGTTTAGATAATAAATTAAGTGGTGGTATTGCACCTGGAGAATTTGGTTTAATTAATGCACAAACAGGTGGTTGTAAATCAACATTATTGTTGAATTTTGCTTGGGGAGCTGTTATGGATAAGAAAAAAGTATTGTTTGTAACATTAGAAGATTCAATAGAAACAGTTATGCAGAGATTTGATTCTTTATTTTCTAATCTTGATTTTATAATATTCAGAAAAGATCCTGATAAATCAAAAACATTATTAAAAAAGGTAGAAAAGCATAAAAATCTTTTATATATAAAAGATTTTACAGACGGTAATTTTTCTGTTTCTAAATTAAGTTCTATAATTTCCAGTATGAAAGATATAGATATTATTATTTTAGATTATTTAGATGAAATTGCAACTGTTTCAAAAAGAGATAGTAGATGGCAAGAAGTTGAAGATGCAGCAAGAGAATTAAAAACATTAGCAAATGAAACTAATATTCCTATATGGACAGCTTCTCAAACAGCAGCTTCTAGTTATGGAAAGGAATTTGTTGGTTTGAGAGATACATATGGTGGTAAAGGCAAAGTACATATAGCACATATAGTATTAACAGTATGTCAAACAGAAGATGAATTAAAAAATAATAAATTAAGATTATTAGTAAGTAAACAAAAAGCAGGCCCAAAAGGTGGAGTTATATCATGTAATATCAATTTAGCTAAAGTTAGAATATGGGATGCAAATATATTATAATAGTAATTGATGAAAGGGTAAGAAAATGCGATTTAGAAAAGAAGTAATGGATGAGTATGAAGATGTATTAAAAACTATAGAAGAATATGGTTATAAAGATGGCACTTATGAATTATCAGAAGAATTAAATGGTAATACCATTACTGATGATATGTTAATTTTACAAGGTCAAGCAGAGGCTTTGAAATGGTTATTAGATGGAAAAGTACAAAATGATCTTGAACTTGATATTACTGAAAGTGATTGCCATGAATTAATGGATGGTAGAGTTTTTAATTGGCAATATGATACCGTTCAAGGACAAATTATTAATGTTAGACTTTTTATGGAAAGGGGGTAAAATGTGGAAATGTGAAGCAAGAAAAACTGGCACTGAGGCACACTTATTGGGTAGTATAGAGGGTACTGACTATGATATATATTTAGGTGATACATTTGATTCTAAAGGTATACATAGTTGGGAAAGATCTGAACGATTATTTCATCATGCAAATCTTATTGTTAGTTGGTTAAATAAAAGTGAAACTTTAGAAAGAACAGAATATTAAAGGAGATTAATTTATGGAAAATGATAATGTAAAGAAAAAAAGAAATAGCTATAATGCTGGTAAAAATAATAGTAGATGGAGTGGTGGTAAAGGTTCATATTATAAAAATCATTATCAACTTAAACTTAATAGAACAGAAAAATTAAAACAAGTAGGTAACAAATGTGAGGAGTGTGGTGCAGATGGTGATATTGTAGTATTAATAGCTAGACATAAAAATGGTGATATAAATGACCATAGAATAAGTAATTTAGAGATTAAATGCTCATTATGTTGTGGTACTAAGAAAACATCTAAGATTAAAAGAAAGTATGGTATGACAATAAATGAAATGAGAGATAAATATAATCTTTCATTTTATACTGTTTATAATAGAATTTTACCTGATTGTGATACAAAAGAAGAATTAATTAAACGATTAAATAAAGAATCAGCATTAATACAAAAGAGAATTGATAATAATAATAAAACATTAAAAAATGATTTAAAATTAATTAAAGATAATATTCATGAGGATGAAATTTATATAAAAAGTAATAATTAATAAAATATCTGTACAAAATATCTGTACAAAATATCTGTACAAAATATCTATGCCAAAATGACAGTAGAGATAACAACAACTTGCATAAATCCTAGTTGCGATGATGAAACAGACCATCTTAGCATCAATGTTAAGAAAGGTGTTTTTCATTGTTGGAAATGCGATTGGGGTGGTAAAATAGTAAATAATAAAGATATTTTAAATTTATTAAAAACTATTAAACCAGTTAAGGTAATTAAAAAACCTGAAACAAAGGGGAGTTTAATAAATACTAAAGAATTTATTAAATTAACAGATTTATCAAATGAACATCAGGCTATAAAATACCTTAAAAATAGGAATATAACTGTTGATTCTTGTATCAAATTACAAGGTTATTATACACAGACTGGTGTGTTATCTGGAAGAATAGTTTTTCCTGTTAAGGTTAATGATACAATTATTGGTTGGCAAGGTAGAACAGTTTTTGATAAAACACCCAAATATTTAACTTATGGTAAGAAAAATTTAGGTGTTTTTTCTTTAAAAAGTTTAGATGATTATTATAATTTTATAATATTATTTGAGGGTATATTTGACATACTTAAAATACCAGATTACGGGATTGCAATACTCGGTAAAAGAATAAGTAAAGAACAAATAAGATTATTTACAGCTTTTTTACATGTAAAGACAATATTTGTTATGCTTGATAGTGATGCTAAAGAATATACATTAAAAATTTGTGATGAATTATCTGAATATTTTAATATGGTCCCTATTTTTATTGATTCTGGAGATCCTGGCGATTTATCACAAATAGAAATTTTAGAACTTTGTAAAGGGGGTATAAAAAATGTCTAATATGGGATATTGTAGATTTCAAAATACATTAACTGATTTGCAAGATTGCTACTCAAATTGGGATGAAGAACTTAGTTATGAAGAAAAAGAGGCACAGATTTCACTATTAGAAATTTGCCAACAAATAGTAAACGAATATGGGGAATGATTTTAATTATTATAAGTAAATTAAAATAATTATTAAAAGGAGAAATTAAATGAAAGATTTAATGGACTATCAATCTGATTCCTGGATCCGTAATTTACTTACAGCAGACGATATTAAAAATTATTTATATATTACTGCTACAGAGAGTAATTATTTTTTAAATAAAGAAAAGTATACTGTAGTTAAAGAAGAAACAGAATTTGATAAACACAACTGGGATGGGGATAATGATGAACATTATATTATGCTATGGTATGGTTCAAAGCTGGAGTCATTAATTTCATATAATTTATTCAGATGTAATGGTAATGCAAAATTGCTTTATAATAAAACAACTGATAAATATTGTATACTTACTGAAAAGGACAATGTTGATAGTTTTTAATTTGAAAAATGAAAGGGAAACCCAACGCAAATCGCAAAGCATAAAGTACATGTTTGGTGTAAAAGTAATAGCATAGTAAAAGGTGATTTTTTTTGCTACGCAAAAAAACACTCAAGAAAAAACAAAATAACATTCTTTGAATGTTTTTTCTTTCGTGAAAGAAAAATATTTCTACCTATTATAACATATTTTTAGTTAAAAAGTCAAGTTTTTTTAAATTTTTTTTAAATCTTTGTTATAGTAATACTTATGATAAAAAATATTTGTTTAAATTTAATAATTTTTGCTTGATTTAAATATCAAGTATTTAATTTATTTTATTGAGGGGGGTATATTGAACGAGTTGTATAAAAGAAGAAGAAAGATGTTTTTAAAAAGAAAGATTATTAAAAAACCTTGTATGTATGAAGGTTGTGATAAGATATTATATACTAGAGCACCAAGTAAAAAATATTGTCGTAAACACGCTAGAAAGTTTGGTGTTAGAAAAATTGAATCTAATTTATATACTAAAAATATATTTAATATTTCTATTAAAAATAGAATTTGTTTAAAATGTGGTAGACAATTTACAAGTTACGGTATACAAAATAGATTATGTCAAAGTTGTAATTATGAAAATAATGTAATGTCATCTAGACATAGGCATAAAGTAACATGTTGTGTTCCAGTAAATAACAACAGATATTTTTAATATTTTTAGTGGGGAAAACTATTATGGCTAAAGGTTGTAATGATCCTGTTGAAAATGGTGGTGGAAGTGATGATTTATTAAGTGTTAAAGTACAAAAATATGGTTGGGAATCACCAGAAGATTGGTTAGGTTGTATGCGTGTAAGTAAAGGATATACAGAAGAAAGGATTATAAAACATATGAAAAAGAATTTTAATTCTGAACAGTTTAAGGATTACAAATTTTTTCTTTATAAAAGAATAAAAGGTAATACTTGTAATCCTGAATGGGTAAAAATAAAAGAAATAGTTATAAAAAATTGGTGGGAGAAAAATGAGTAATGTAAAAATTATAGGTGAACTAAAAATAGAAAAGAAAATAAAGGATATGGAAATAGGGGAAGAAGGTTATACAGTTCCCTGGGCGTATGATGCTAATAGTAAAGAGTTAAATGAAGAATATCCTATAATAGATATTTATTGTGGTAATAAAGCTGAAACAGCGTCAATGAAAGTTCAATGTATTGATGTTGCAGGTTATAGATATACTATAACACTTCCAGAAAATTATGAGTTTCATTAGGGGGGTAAATATGTGTAAAACATTTTATGTATTAACTATGAATACAGAACATTATCAATGGATGACAGTAGGTAAAACAAAATCTGAATGTATAAAGTTATTACATAAGCGTTGGAAATTACATATGAAAGATAGTCGTGGATTGGTAGCTAAATATGTAATAGGCGATTCAGATAAAACACCAGTTGATGAATACTATGGAGCATGGATTCAAAAGGTAAAAATTGGTGGAGCTTATTTAGATGATGAAGATGAAACTTTACCTAAGAGTTATTGGGAGGATACTGATTTTGATTGAAAAACAATGTGATTTATGTAATTTAGGTGAATATAATAGAAATAAAGGTAGAGAACATTGTATTACTGGTAATGGTAATATAAATAATAATATTATGTTTGTTGGTGATTTTATAAGTCAAAATGATTCTATATTTGGTAATTCGTTTTCTGGTAATGTAGGTTCATTATTAAATGAATGTATAGAAAAAGCCGGTTATAAAAGAAGTGATGTTTATACTACAATGTTAGTTAAATGTAATACTAAAGGTGGGGTAAATCCTAAAACAACTGAAATAAATATATGTTCTAAGTTATTAGAAAAAGAGATAGAAGTAATAAAACCTAAAGTTATTGTTGCTTTAGGTGCTATGGCAGCAAAGTATTTTTTAGGTAGTATTAAGTTATCTGATGTTAGAGGGTATGTATTTAAAAAAGATAAATATAGTGTAATTCCTACTTTTGCTCCAAAAGCATCTTTAAGTGTGATAAAGAATTTATATGCTATGCAATCTGATATAAATAAAGGTTTTAAAGTTGCATCTGGTAAATATACTCAAATACCTACAAAATATCTGTTCACAGAAGATATAGATAGAGTATATGAATTATTAAAAAGTGTAGATGAATTTGCATTTGATATAGAAACAACAGGACTTAACCCATATAGAAGTGATATAATAACATGTTCGTTTTCATTTAAAGAGGGTGTTGCTATATGTGTACCATTTTCATTAGAACATTATAAAAAGATATTTTCTCTACCAGCTAAAAAGATTACACATTCAAAATTTGATTGTAAATTTCTTAAAGTAAGATATAATATTGATACAAATAATTGGTTCTTTGATACGTATGCTGCTATAGGTATATTAAATGATAATATTTCATATGGGTTGAAGTCTTTAGCTTCTCTATATACTGATGTTTCTTATTATAATTTATCTTCTAAAATATCTATGCAAGATATGGATAGGGAGGTTGTTGCCAAATATAATAATGTTGATGCTGATGTAACTTATAGATTATATAAACTTTTTTATAATAAAATAATAGATGAAGGTTTTGCAAAGTTATTTTTTAATACTGTTATGCCAGTAAATCAGATGTTAATAGATATAGAGCGAGAAGGAATTCTTATTGATATTAATAAATTAAAATTATTAAATATCAATAAGAATTTGGAACTTGTTAAGATTAAGCGTGAATTGACTGATATAGCTGATATAAATTGGCAATCGCCTAAACAGGTTGGTGATGTATTATTTAATGTTTTAGGACTACAATCTGATAAGAAAACAGCATCAGGTGGGTATAGTACAGATGAAAAGGTATTAAAATCTTTAAAGTCTAAACATAAAGCACCTAATTTATTACATACTTCAAGAGCACTTGTTAAGAGTTTAGGCACGTATTTGATGAAAGAGATTAAATTTGATATTAAAGTTCCAAAGACAATTTCTGAAGATAATATATCAAAATATACATCATTAAATAATGAATTACAATTATTATCTTTATTAAAAGATTTAGATTCTTATAAACCTGATTTTAGTAATGATTTATTTTGTATGTTACAAGATGATAATAAAATACATAATGAGAATAATCTTAATGGTACAATAAGTGGTCGTTTAGCTTCATCTTTACATACAATTCCAAGAGAAGGTGGATTTAGAGATTGTTATATAGCACCAAAAGATTATAAATTTGTAGGTATGGACTATAAACAGTTTGAACTTAGAATAGCTGCATATTTATCAAAAGATAAGAAATTAATTAAAATATTAGATTCTTCAAATGCCAAAGAACAGTTAACTAAGATAATTGCTGGTATAGAGTATGATGAAGAGATATGGGCACAAGTTAAAGGTGTTGTTTATGGTACTTTATATGGTAGAGGTTCTAAAAGTATATGTGAAGAATTTGGTATTTCTGTAGATTATGCAGTAGAATTAAAAAAGGATTTCTTTAGAAAGTTTCCTAAAGTAAAAAATTTATTAGATAAATATAGTGATTTTGGTTTAAATTATGGTTATATTACTGATATGGTTGGTAGAACTAGGAGATTTATAACATCACAGTATAAAATATATGATATAGATCATGATATTACAAGACAGTCTGTTAATTTTCCTATACAATCTGGTAGTTCAGCAATATTTTGGTCTAAAGTTTTATTAGTTCATGATTTCTTAAAAGATAAAAAGAGTAAAATTATACATACAAAACATGATGCTGTATATTTTATTATACATAATGATGAAGAGTATTTAATTGAAAAAATTAAACTTATACTAGAAAAAGACACTTTAATAGGTGATGTTTTTGTTGATATAAAAATAGGTAAATCATGGGGAGAATGTTAATATGAAAAAAATTAAAGGTACTAATGAGTATAATTCTGAACCGCATATTGCAAATTTTTCTGTTAAAATGGAAACATTAAATAAGAATTATTTTTCTTGTTATAAAGACCATTATACTCTTTATAAGGAAAAAATTGCTGATATAGAATATGCAGGGGGTAATGATATACCAGAGGATAAGGTATATAAAAATGGAGAGAGTTGGAGAACTGGAAAAAGACATACTATAGATGGAAATTTAATTGATAGGTGTGAATTGTGTAATAAAAAGAGCAATGAGTTATATAGATTTTATTATAAAGAATTAGGTAAATCAAAGAAAAAAACTATTAAGGGAAAAATATATATTTTAGTTTGTCATCAAGATATTAGTGAATTATTAGAATGTTATGAAGAACTAGATAATAAATTAAAAGGAAATATATTCGCATATTTACCACCAGACCAAAAAGAATTATTGGCAGTAATAAGTTTGAGAAAAAAGTATAATCAACTTTATACATCTAGATAAGGAAATAATACTATGAAAGGTATACATATTATGAATGATAATGAAACTCCAAATGGACATTATTGTTATGAAAGAAGATATACTTATGATTCTTATAAAAATGGTATTTATATAGATGGAAATTTAATTGATAGGTGTGAATTGTGTAATAAAAAAAGAAAAGATTTATATAAGTTTTATTACACCGAATTAAATGATACAGAAAGAAAGTATATTTTAGTTTGTCATAAAGATGTTAAAGAGTTATTAAAATGTTATCCAGAAAATAGTTCTAATTACATATATTGGTATTTACCACCAGAACAAAGAGAAATAGTTGCATTAATGAGATTAAAGAAAAAGTACGATATATCAAGTAAAAATAATTCTAATAAATAAACTTGACTTTTTTTATGAAATAGGGTATAATGAGATTATGAATTTAAATAAAGAATTTGAAAAATATGTGGAAGATTTATATAATATTAATCCAGACGATTTAGAAGGTGAGTATATAAAAGTAGTTAAATCATTTTATATATTTTCTAGGTTGACATCAGAATCATATGCAGATTCATTAACAGCAAAAGAGGAATTAAAAAGAATCTCTTCACAAGTTTTTCTAGATGCAAAAAGTGAAGGTAGTACAGATAATAAATGTAAAGAGGTAGTTAATATTAGTCCAAATGTGATTAAATATAAAAAAGCATATATAGATAGTGTACGTAAATGGGAACTTTATAAAAGTAATAGAGATACAGTTGTAATGAAAAAAGATATGTTAAAGAGTATAGGATTTAATCGTAAAGTGGACTCAGAAGTTACAGATAATTCATAAGAAAGGGGGTAAAATGATTATTTCAGCTATTGTTATAACTACATTTTTAATTTATTATTGGTAATTTTTAATTTATTTAATAGGATAATTAGGGGGAAAGGATTATGGCAACAAGAAAGATTTTTAAAGTAGATAAGGAAAGAGCAAAACAGTCTAAACAGAGATTAGAAGAAGAATCTCAAAGAGGTGGTTTACCTATGTGGAAGATACCACAGGGTTCAACTAAAATTAGAATATTGCCACCTTGGAGTGAAGCAGGTGATATAGCTTTTGAATGTAGATCACATTGGAAAGTTCCACCAAATGATAGTATGTATAATTGTTTAAGAGTTGTTAATAAAGAATGCCCGATTTGTGAATTTGCTAGTGAGCTTAAAAGAACTGGTAATAGAGAATTGGCATCAACATTATATCCATCTAAAAGTGTTTACTACAATATTGTAGTAAGAGGTGAAGAAGATAAAGGTGTTCAGATAATGAGATCAGGTATATTGTTATATGAGAATATATTAAGTTATTTATATGATGAGGATTATGGTGATATAACAGATATAGTTGAAGGTAGAGATATGGTCATAGAAAGGGTAGGTACAACTAAAGAAGATACTAAATATACTTTAAAACCTGCTGCTAATACTTCACCATTACATGCTGATAAAACTATAGTTGCAAAATGGCTTGATACTATGTTTGATTTGGATAAAGATATTGCTTCTTTTAGAGATCCGATTGAATTACAGAATGTTGTTAGTAATATTCATGGTAAAAAAATGGAAACTGTTGTTGATGAAACAGAGACCCTTGCTATTGAAGCACCAGCATCTGTAGATACAGAAAGTGATGATAAATCAAAAGAAAATCTTCTTAAGGAAATAGAAAGTTTAATTAGTTAAAAGGGGAATATTATGGATTGTTGGACAAAAAGAAGAGTAATTATTATTATTATTTGTGTGTGTTTTTTTCCTATTGGATTATGGTCAATTTTATGGTGGGAATAGTTGTAAAATATCTGTGCAAAATATCTGTGCAAAATATCTGTACGAAAGGTGTATATGAGTAAAAATGAGAACATATTTAATGATTTATTAGCCAGTTTTGGTAAAGACGCTTGTACTTTAAAGGATAAACCATTACCAGAGCATAAATTAGGTTTTCTTAGTACTGGTTCTATGACTTTAGATTGGTCATTAGGTGGTGGTGTTCCTTATGGGAGATTAACAGAGATATTTGGGTGGCAAAGTTCCGGCAAGTCCATCCTAGCTGCAAATCTTCTTGCAAGTTGTCAGAAGAAGGGTGGACTTGCCATAATGTTAGATACAGAAAATTCTTTATTATCAGGTTGGGCTACAACTTTAGGTTTAGATGATTCAAAACTTTTAATATTGAGTTCAAAATATCTGGAAGATGCTTTTGATAAAATAATTACAGCATGTGAGTTTGCTAAAAGTAAGAAAATACAAGCGTGTTTAGTTGTAGATTCAATTTCAGTATTACCTAGTAAATCTCAATTAGAATCAGAAAAAATTGAAGATACAAAAGCATTAGGTGAAGAAGCAAGAATAGTATCTAAAGCATTAAGAAAAATTAACAAGATAATATGGGATAGTAAAGTTGCACTCGTATTAGTTTCTCAGATAAGAGAGAAAATTGGTGTAATGTTTGGTAATCCAGAAACAACTCCTTATGGGAACTCTATTAAGTTTTATTCATGTGTTAGAATTAAGACACATAATAAAGGGTTTATATATCCTAAAAATGTTGTAAAAGATGATCCTATAGGCATGGAATGTAGATTATCTGTAATTAAAAACAAAATGTCTCAACCAAGAGGTCCTGTTGAAGTAGATGTTTTATATTCTAAAGGATTTGATAATATTAAAGATACTGTAATGTTAGGTATTAAGTTAGAAAAGGTTATGTTTCATAAAGGTGGATTCTACGAATATAAAGGTGAAAAGTATAGACTTACAAAGTTTGGTGAAAAATTTAAGAAACAAATTGAAGATGGCTCTTTAGTTGAGAGCTTTCATAGTGGGGATACTGAGTAGTTTTAGACTTCTTTATTTTTGTTTTACTTTTATACTTTATTAATTTTATTTAAGTATCCTCCGAGACCCTACAATATTAGTTGTTTTAGTATTGTAGGGTTTTTTTATGTTCTGAGTGAGGAAATACTTGTTGACATATAAATTTATTTATGTTACATTTTGCATAATATGAGTAGACCTAAACAAGTAGAAAAAAGAAAGCTTGCATTTAAACTTTACCGTCAACATAGTAATTTAAGTAAAGTTGCAGAAGAAGTGGGGGTATCTCCATCATTAGTCACAGTATGGAAAAAAGAAGATGAGTGGGATGATAAGTTACTTCAACTTCAAAATCTATTAAAAACAAAACTTACACTTAAAGAAACTTCTGAAAATACAGCTTTGATGGAAAAAGATGAAGTAACTTTAGGTATGTTAAAAGAACTTGAAAATATAGTAGTAGAAAAGGTATATACAGGTGAAATAGAACCGACTACTTGGAATGAAATAATAAGTACTTTAAGATTTACAACTGAACAAAAACGTTTACTTTTGGGGCAACCTACTATAAGAACTGAAAAAACTGTTAGTGTAGAGGTACAAGGTTTAGAAGATAATGAATTATCAAAACGAATTGAGGAAACAACAAGAGCAATTGCTCTTATTGAACCTGGAAAAGATTAAAAAATCTGCTATAAAAGATCCTTTTGTTTTTTCTCAGTATATGTCTACTGATTTTGAGTTTCCTCTATCTACAATGCACAAAGATTGGCATGATAAGATAACAAAAAATAGGTTTGTTGTTATAACATCGCCTAAAGACCACCGTAAAACTACTTCTATTTCAGTAGAAAGATGTTTGTGGGAATTAGGTAATAATAGGGATTTAAGAATAAAAATTATAAGCCATTCTGATGATTTATCATGTAAAATACTATCAGAGATTAAGGGTCATATATCTAAAGAAGGTGGTAAGTACCATGATATATTTCCAGATATAACAGATGAAGGTGCTTTATTATGGTCATCATCAAAAATTCGACTGGCTGGGTCTAAAATTCGTAAAGATTCATCTGTAGAAGCTTGTGGTGTATTAGCATCTGCTACTGGTGGTAAAGCTGATCTAGTCATCTTTGATGATGTTGTAAGTTTTAAAAATGCTATACTCAACCCTAGTATGAGACAACAAGTAATAGATGCATTTTTTGGTAATTGGATGGATATACGTAGTGGTCCTGAGTCTAGAATTATATATGTAGCAACACCCTGGCATAAAGATGATTTAACTGCAAAGTTATTAAAGACACCTAAAGTTAAATCATATAGATATGCTATAGATGAAAAATTTACACCTGTATGGCCTGAAAGGTGGCCAAAAGAAGCTTTAATAGAGGAATTTAAGTTTAGGGGTGAAATGTATTTTAATCCAGCATTTCGTGGATTGATGATGTCTGAATTTGACAAAACATTTAATAAAGAACATATTCGTGCTTGTTGTTTTTCTAGAGATGAGATTCCTTATCATGATGATAAAGAAAAATATATAGGTGTCGATTTAGCTATAGGTCAAAAAAGTGGTAATAAGTACACTGTATTGTTCTGTTTAGCTTTTGATGAAGAAAAGAAAAGACGCTATCCTGTTGAAATAAGAAGAGGTAAATTTTCTTCACCAGATACAGCAAGAGAACTAATAGAGATGTATAATGATATAAAGCCTATAGCTGCTGTGGTAGAAAATAATTTTTATCAACAAGCTATTATAGATTGGTTAGAAGACCTAGAAGGTGTTGATATGAATATTGAGCCATTTACAACAGGCGCACAACAAAAAAGAAGTTTAGATTTTGGTGTACCTGCTATGGCTACAGACTTTCAGAATGGTAGATGGATGATTCCTATGGAAGATAATGAATTTGATTGGGAATTAGAAAAAGGTTGCGGTTGTTCTATTTGTATTTGGATAGAAGAACTATTACAATATCCATATGGTACATATTCTGATACAGTTCTAGCATGTTATTTGGCAGTACAGGGAAGTAAAAAATATTCAAGTGAAGGTATCAATAGCAGAGGTGGTTTTGCTAGTTGGTCTATAGGTTAAAAAGGAATTATACATGGCAAGAAAAAATAAAAAAGAAAATAATAATGGTTTTCATGTTTTAGATTATGATGGTAAAGAAATTCCAATGGATTTTGGGGAAGCACTTGAGGCTGTAAAAAATTATTCAGCGGAAGTTATAGGTGATAAAACAATACGATTATCTGAAAAATTAATAGATGGTAATGGGTTTTCAGTTAAACGAGGCTGGAGAGATGACCATGCTTCCAGTTCAGACTCTTGGACATATTCTCCTAGTGATATAAAAAGGGATTCTTTATTATCTTTTGATACTTTAAGAGAAATATATCGTAGATCTTCTCATGTAAGACCTGCTATTGATAGTATAGTTAAAGAAATAGCACATTTACCTATAAAAATAGAAGGTCGTGGTAAAGCTAGAGTAGAAGATTTTATAAATAGGCCCAATATATCAAAAGAAACTTGGCCAACTTTATTTCATTCATTTCTTATTGATCTATTAGTACTAGATCAAGCTATTATTGAAAAAGTAAGAAATATGAATGGTGATATAGTAGAGATTTATGTAAGAGATGCTTCACAATTTAGACCTATGCTAGATTCTTCGCGTTCTTATATATGTTATTTTAAGCAGGATTTAGTTGATAAAGCAGGTAGAGTGAAATCATCTATATCTCATGATGTAGATGATTTAATTTGGGTTAGACAGTTTCCTAGAAGCTATTCTAGTTATGGTACTCCAATAATAGAAACTATTATAGATGAAGTATCAGCTTTAATGTTCGCTTCTAAATCTATAGCTAAATATTTTGTTGATGATGAAATACCACCTGGTATTTTACATTTAGAAACAATAGGTAGAAAAGCTTATGAAAGAGCAAAAGCTCAATTTGAGGCTAATCGTGGTGAATCTGGTAAAAAGAGAATTAATGTTATAGATAATGTTGGAAGTGCTGGTTGGGTATCGTTTACTAGACCTTTTAGAGAGATGCAATTAGCAGAGCTTACATTGATAATAGAACAAATGGTAAATAAGAATTTTGGTGTTAGTTCAGCTGATTTAGGTGATGCTCAAGGTTTGACACGTGCTACAGTAGATAGGTTATATAAAACTGGAAGATCTAAATTATTTAGGCCTCTTGTTAATTTAATTGCAAATAAATTAAATAAAGAATTAATTAGTGAAATATCACCTAATGCAAAATTAAGTTTTGTATTAGAACCTGTAGTTGATGCAAGTACAGCTCGTGAGATGTCTGATGCAGGTATTATAACTAAAAATGAAGCAAGAAAAGCATTAAATTTTGATCCAGTTCCTGGTGGGGATAGATTAGCTGTAAGAGTAGGAAATCAATATCTTGTATTAGATGATGATGGTGGTGTTCCTACTGGTATTTCTAATAATGAGATATCTAATACAGAACCTATAGCATTAGAAGATAATAATATATCTGATGAAAGTAGTGATGATATAACAGATAATGTTGATGAAATTGAAAAACCAGATAAAAAGAAACCTAAAAAGAAACCTAAAAAGAAAGTTAATGTATGAAAATAAAAGATATTTATTGTTCTGTATGTGCTAAAGTAGTTGGTACATGTAATCATGATAGAATAGATATGATAGTACATATACTTCAAGCATGGGATGATAGAAAAAAAGAATATGATAAAGAGAAAGATTCTGCGTTTAAATATGGGAATGTAAATCTTATTGGATAAAAGTTAATTTATGTCTTTTGATTTAAGAACAAGACAAAGATATCCACTTAATTTAAAAATATCTTTGTCAAAAGTAAGAATAAGTGAATATTATAAAAAATGTCATGGTAAAGTTTATGTGGCTTTTTCTGGTGGTAAAGATAGCACAGTTTTATTACATTTAGTAAGGTCTTTATATCCAGACGTACAAGGTGTATTTTGTGATACAGGATTAGAATTTCCAGAAATAAAAGAATTTGTAAAAACTGTTCCCAATATTGAGTGGATTAAACCAAAGATGAATTTTAAAATGGTATTAGAAAGATACGGGTATCCTGTTATTTCTAAAGAACAAGCTCAATTTATAGGTGAAATTCAACGTGGTGTTTGTGAAGATGGTATAGAAAGACGTTTACATGGTATAAATGGTAATAGGTCTGGAGTAATTAGTAAGAAGTGGCAATATTTAATTGATGCCCCATTTAAAATATCTGATAAATGTTGTGAGGTTATGAAAAAAAGACCTTTTAAGATTTATGAGAAAAATGGTAAAACACCTTTTATTGGTGTTATGGCAGAAGAATCACTTTTAAGACAACAAAGTTATACAAAAGATGGTTGTAATAAACCTAATGGTAAACAGTCTAGACCTTTAATGTTTTGGTTAGGAACTGATATATGGGAATATATAAAAAGAGAAAATTTACCATATTCTAAGATTTATGATAAGGGATTTAGTAGAACTGGTTGTATATTTTGTGCATTTGGAGCACATTTAGACAAACCCCCTGTTGAAAATAAATTTCAAATTATGTATAAAACACACCCAAAACTTTATAAGTATTGTATGAAAGGTTTGGGTATGAAAGAAATTCTGGAATATATAAAAGTTCCAGTAGAACCAAAAAAGGTTTAAAACAAAAGAAAGAGGAAATAATTATGGGAATAAAGAAAAGTTTTTCAAAGGAAGAAGGTATTGATGATAGACCTGAAACATTTGATTTAAGTACAAATATTGAACTTAGTACTTTAAGTGATGAAGATCTACTTTTTAGAGAGTCAATAGTTAAATCCTTTTATGAGATAGTTGTAAGAACTGGTAAACCTGTTTACGGATTTAGTAAATCTGATTTAGAAAAGAAATATGCTGAAATTGTAAAAGAATTTGAAGCTAGGGGTAGAACCTATTTAGTAGAATTAGATAGAAGCATAGGAGATAGTGAAGATGATTCAAAAAAGGAAATTTCTAAACAGGAAAAGTTAGGTAGTATTGGTAGTATCAAAGGGGTTGATTTTAGTTCTTTATTGGAAATAAAAAGATATGCAGAAGAAGATGGTAAGAATATAATAGAAGGTATTGCAACAACTGCAGATTTAGATGTCGATGATTTATATATATCAGAAAGTGCTTTAATCGGTGCTGAAAATGATCTTAAAAAGTATACAACTCTTTTATATAATCATGACAGAGATAAAGAAATAGGTAGAATATTAGAAGTTAAATATATACCTGAAGAAAGAGCTTTATGGATAAAAGCTTTAATTTCTAAAACAGTTCCAGATATTTGGCAGAAAATCAAAGAAGGTGTTCTTAATAAGTTTAGTGTAAGTGGCACTGCTTTAGATTTTACAGAGAAATTTATTAAAGGTTTAGATAAAGTAGTTCAATATGTAAACCAAATAAGGTTATTTGAAACATCTTTGGTAACAGTTCCAGCAGATCCGTCTTCTAGAACGTTAGCATGGTATGTTGAAAAGTCGTTAGGTAAACAATTTAATAAGGAGAATAGTATGTCTACTAAGGAAAAGAAGATAAAGAAAAGTAAAGATGATAACATAAAGAAAGATGTTCATCAAATTGAAATTCTTATTTCATCTGTAGAAGATGCTTTAAGTACTGAAGATAAAGAAGTTCAAGTTAATGCACTTAGGGGTGCACTTGATTTTCTTAAAACATCTTTAGAATTAGAGAGTAAAATAAAAACAGATGAAGAGGCTCGTGGAAAAGTAGACACTTCAGGGATTAGTATAGATGAGGTAAAGAAAGCTATGACTGAGTGTTTGTCTACAAGTTTTGATGAGCTAAAAGAAACTCTTGAAGCATTTGCTAAATCTGTTTCTGAAGTAGCTAAAGCTAAAGCTGATGAAGAAGTAGCTAAAGCTAAAGAAGAAGTAGAGGAAGTTAAAGAAGAAGTTAAGGAAGAAGTTGCTAAAGCTAAAGAAGAAGTAGAAGAAGTAACTAGGGCTAAAGAAGAAAATGATGAAGAAGTTGCTAAAGCTAAAGAAGAAGAAGGTAATAAAATATCTGAACTTCAAAGATCAGTAGACTCTTTATCTACTTTAGTTAAAGATACGCTTCCAATAAGAAAAGGTGTAGGTTCAGAGGAACATAAGGAAGATAATAGAAAATCAACGTCAGAGGATAAAAACCTTGCAAGATCTGAAAAGATGAGTAAGATGGATAATCCAGGTGATAAATTAAGGTATATGTTTGATTTAGCTGAAGAAGAGTTAGTTGAAGCTAAAGAAAGCAGTAAGTAAAATTCATTTAAGGAGAGATAATTATGAGTGAAAAAAATTGGCAAACAGAGATTAAGAGGTCTCTTGATTATGCTGGTACATCTGGTGTTCTCATTCAACCAGAAGTTGACAAGGTGGTATCAGAAATTATAGAGTATAAAAATCCTCTTAGGCAGAACATACCTAGAAAACAGAGAAATTCTGATTCTTGGTTATTGAATAGAAGGACTGCTGCTGCTGGAAATACAGTCGCACAATGGATAGCAGATACAGCAGAACCTGATACAGATCGTGGAGCATATTCTAGGGTAACCTTTCAATTTAGAACTCTTCTCGCAAGAGGTAAGGTAACTAGATTTGCAAAAGATGCCGGTAGAAGTTACAAAGATTTAGTTGCAGAAGAAATTGAAGCAAGAGGTAGAGCATTTAAAGATATGGAAGAAACTGCCATGTTCTATGGTAATAATACTTCTAATAGTAATCAGCCTGACGGTTTGAATACTTTAATTACAGGTAATCAAAGAATTGCTCAAGGTACTACTCTTGGTGGAAGTGCTCTTACTGTAGCTAAGTTAGATGAGACTATTGATAAATGTGCTGGTGCACCTGATGTAATAGCAACTTCTAAAGCTGGTAAGAGAAAAATTAACGCTTTATTGCAGAGTCAGCAAAGATTTATTGATTCTGTAGAAGTAAAGGGTGGTTTTAGAGTTATGGCATATGATGATGTGCCTGTTTATGCTTCTACTAATGTATTAAATACTTACTATTGGGATGGTACAAATCAATTGGGTGCTACTGGTGATACTACAAATATATTTGTTGTAGATACTAGCGAGTTCTGGGTTGGTTATATGAATGATGTTTCAGTTACTCCTTTGAGTAAAAATAGCTCACAGTATGATGAATTTGACATCTATGCTGATGAAGCTTTTGTTATGGCATCTACAATCCATCATTCAACATTAGAAGGTATTAATGCATAGTAACAAAGTTCTAGTTTTAAAATGGGGGAAACCAACATTAAATATTTAATGTTGGTTTCTCTCTACATTTTTATAGTTATAATTGGAGAATTTATAATGAAAAAATTAATTATTATTTGTGCTA